CAATGTTATTAAGTTCCGCAACTAATTGATTTTCATTTCTAAGTATATTTTGTGACTTTTCTTCCTCATTTTTCTTTTGATATTCTAATATTGCATCTTGTGTTTTCTTGTTTGCTTCTTCATCAATTTTTGCCAAACCAAAAGCATTAGCTAAACGCTGTTGATATAAACCTTCGTTTAATGTTTTTCTTAACTGATAATCTTTTTCAATAAGTGCTGATAATGGAGTTGCTATATCAATTTTATTGCGTTCTTCCGCCCTCTTTTTTGCTTCTTTTTCTTTTTCTTCTACATCTTTGTAATATTTATCTAAAGCATCTTTTGCTTTTTTTAATTGTTCTTCGGCAATTTCTACTCCGCCAGTAGCTTTTAAGAAAGGGCTTTTCTTCGCTCTTTCTAAAGCATCTTCCCTAAATTTTACTTCTTGTTTTAATTTTTCTAATTCTATTGTTGGCGCACCAATACTTTTAATTCTTTCCCAAGCATCGCCAAGTTTGTTCCATAATTGAACAATAATTCCTAATTGCGGAGCTTCCTTTTCTAATTGCTCATTTAATGCTTTAGAAAGTTCAAGAATAGCACCTTGTTTATCCCCCGCCCTTTCTAATGATTCAATCTGACGGTATTGAGAAAGCGTCAAAAAGTTATACTTTTCATTTAGGTTTTTAGCTGAAGATGCCGTTCCGTTAAACGCTGAAGTAAGTTCTTTTCCGACAACATCAACAGATTGGCCGCTAAGTCTTGATACAAGCGCAATAGACTGCGCGACAGATTCAATAGATTTAGATGTGAACTGACCGGATGAAGCTAATGATGCAAATATGTCTTTTGCATCCTTTAATCCAACCATACCGCCGCCAGCAAGTGATTGGGCTAATCCTTTAAACTTGTCAAAGGTCAATCCAGCAGTATTTCCAGATAGAATTAAAGAGTTATTAAACTCTTTAAATTCCTCATTGCCTTTGTACGCAGCGTAAGCGAGAGTTCCAAATGCCGCAGCTAATCCGCCAACAACAACCCTTGTTAAAGTTAATACTTGAGCAAAGGCTTTAAATACATTGGTTACACCGCCGAACTGGTCGCGTAACTGACCGCCCTGTTGCAGCAAAACAAGCATCGGATTTTGACCGCCAGCCAAGCTGGTTACAATGTCGGTCGTTTGATAGCTAAGTGCCTGTAACTGGTAAGTAGTTAGACCCGCTGTTTTTATTGATTCTTGTTGTAATTTTTTTTCTTTAGCGACTTTATCGTCCATAGCTTTCGCCATGTCACGCCAATGTTTTTTTCCTTCTTCTGTTACTTGAGCGTATTTACCGCCTTTTGTAAATTCACGTTCTATTTTTTCAACATTACTTACTTCTCTGCCATAATCTAAAATAGCATAGTGTAATTTTTGGATTTCTTTTGCGGCTTGTTCATTTTGCTGTTTAATGTCTCTTTTTAATTTATTGTTCGCGGCAATGGCTTTATTTACCTGTTCCTCCCATTCCCCAACATTGAGATTCATTACTACGCCAAGACGCGCCAGAATTTGATTCGCCATAATTAACCTATACCATTGGTGTTACGTTTTTCATAAACGATTTTAATTGGTGCGCTAATTGCTCTTTTAATATACCAAGTGCTTCTTCAGCACCAGTTTCAAAAGACACCCTTAAATAAGGCTGTGCTTTAGTTGGTCTTGCGTTACCAAATTCTTGCGACAAAGAAACAGCAGATTTCTTTACAGACACCATTCCCCAAATAACATCGCCTTCACGATAATGTTCTGATTTCTTATCTGCTTCGTTTGGAAGTCTTACGGTTATCTTTGCCGTTTCCCTTAAATGAATTCCAGACGTATTTGTTTCCGAGTCGTAAGGTGCGTTTGCAATAACTCTTTCTAGTATTGGCCGCAATGCTTTGCGAACAGAATTGACAGTTCCCTTTTTTAAGACTTCTTCAGGACTGTAAAAGGAAAACAAAACATCCATTTGTTCTTTTAGTTGGTCAAAACCAGTAATTTCATAAGTTTTATTTGCCATCAAAACACCTTCGGAGCGTTAGGCGACATTCTAGCAAATGAGAGCAATTTATTATTTGCCTCTATTGCCTTTTCTTCTTCAGTTAATGGCGGAACAATGTATTCAAAAGTTGACGGAAGCACATCCTCCATACGGTATGGCTTCGCGTCTTTTCTGAGTTTGGAATTGAGATTGCCGGTAGTAAGAGAACTCAAGACAATCAAGTTTGCCTTGTTTCCCAACATACCATCATTCAGCATAATCTCAATATTTCTCATATCGTCCGATGGTATGTTATCGGGATACCCACCATGAGCATAAATATATGCTCTAGCTTGTTGGTGAATATCCCTGATTAGTTTTTTCGCGCTTCTTTATATCCCGGCTGAATAGACTCAGTAATACGTTCCAACATTTCAAATTGAATGGACATTGGGAACTCTGCTTCAATGTCCTCGTAAGTAATATCGCTAAAATCACCAGATTCAGGGATTAGCAATTTGAAATATTCAAGAATCCTTTGTTCCATCTGAATGACGGATACGCAAGTATCACGCAAGTTCATTGGTTTGCCATCAATGACAATATCATCATTGACAAACTCAACACCACTTACGGATTCCTGTTTGACGTTATTAACCATCTTGTCAAACCTTGCGTCAACTTTCTCTTTAGGAGCCGATTTAATACGCTCAGAAATGGCTTCCATTTCAGACGATAACGGAACCTTTACCTTGAATTTATTACCTGCCAATTCAAAGGTTTTAATGCGGATAGAATCATTAATCTTTAACGCAGAGGCAATTTTGCTCATTTAGTATCTACCTTTATCATTTTGTCGTATATAGCATCATTAAGCCGTTTAGCGTAATCGGCCACTTCTTCAGGACTCATTTTATCGGCATGATATTTTGCAATCTCATACGCAATATTGATTCCCGCAATTCTTTGTTGGTGAAACCCAAACCAATTCTTTGTTCCAGAATTGGCTTGGGTCACTAAATAACTAAACAGGTCGTTACTGTTTTGTATTGTGGTCATTTCTTCTCTTTTAGGTGTTGTTAGACCAGCCGTAGCTATTGCCGCCAACGGGGTGAATCGTGAAAATAAACTTGCCTTCCGCAGAGGGCGACATATCCCATTGCAGACCGCCAACGCGAGCATTGAAGGCATACGCCACGGTATCCGTACCGTCATAAACCGCAATAACGTATGTGCGGATAATCGTGCCGCTATAACCATCGTCGCGGATTAACAGTTGCGCGGTATCAGCCGGATTCCATGCCGAAGTAATCGTCAGCGAAGTTACTTGGTTTTGGGTAGTGATTTTGGAGCCGGTACGAGCGCCAGCAACCGAGTAAGCAGCCGAAGCATCGTCAGCACCGAACGAAGGGATAGCTTCAACCGGAACCTGAATACCAGCGGTACCAGTGCCGCCAGCCGAAACGCCGACAATCGCAGCAACTTGAGCAGTCCACGTTGACAGTTGCCCATCGGTCAACGGAGTAGGAGTAGCATCATCTTGACACCAGAGGGTCGCAACATATCCGGGCAAGACCTTATTAATCAGAGCCATTTTTTAATTCCTTAATAAAGTTAATAAAAGTCTTGTTTTATGTTGGAACATATATTGTGCAATCCAAGATAATTTGGTTAAGACCTAGCTCATTATCATAGGTGTTATATAACCAATATACATCGGATTTTGCTACAAAGAACCCAGATACCCCTCCAAATTGGCCGGAATACCCATGAAGCGATTGTAATATTGTATTACTTAAACCAAAAGCATCATTCATTGATTGTGAAAAAATGCTTATTTGGAATGTTGGAGTATCAATACCTTTATTGTCTTGCGTTTGGCCTGTGTAAACCGGCTGATGAATATTCCGCAGTTGCCAAGTAATGAAACTAGGCTCAGTAGCGAAATTACGGTTAAAGACCGCATACACGGGCGTAGGCGAGACAATATCCGACAGTTGGTATTGTATTGCCGAAGCATAGTCCAAAGGATTCTGTTGGCTCATACGGGAACCACGGGGTCATTGCGATAGCACATAAAAGTAACTTTCATCCTATCGTTACTTTCCCGAACGTCACCAATACGCCAATCAAACCCCCTGTAAGTAATACTGTAAAGGTTTTGATTGTTTACAATTTCTTTCGTGTTTGGCGTGTAGTTGACCGTAAGATTAACAATGTCCGAATAAGAGCGATAACGGTCTGAAATCCTAAGACTATTAACCACATCGGAAACCAAAGCGCGAGTATCAAACCACTTCGTAATAGTCGTAGTGTATTCACCAATAGTGTTAATGCCATTGGTAACATTGTTTACGCTTATGTTTTCGTATCTGGTAATAGCCATTACATAACCAAAGGTTTATAAGGCCGCAATAACGCTTTAACGCCAAACGGAAGTTCATGTAACTTTCCGGCAGTCGTTTCTGAGCGATTGTTATAAAGGTGCGTTAAAAGCAACAATCCCGCTTGCTGAATCACCGGATATTGAGCAATGAAGTTAGCCGGAACCGTGTATAAAACTTGCAGCGGATTAGCAATTACTTGGCTAATGCTATTAGGAACACTTTTAAGAACCACACGATTTCCAGTGGGGTCGTAATAGTATTGAGTGTTACTAATAGCTACCGCAGACGGAGAGGGGTCGCCGGTATAGCACTTAACTTCATTGATAGTAACGCCAGCATTGCCAATAGATACTTCCGGCAAGTCTAAATAAATTGCGTTACTGAAGAATCCCGGATTGCCGTAATAAACCCGATATTGCGTTGAGAACATCGAAATACCAAGATAGTCCTCAATCGCAAAACGGGTAGCTAACTCTAAACCGCTTAAATACGAATCTTGACTTTCATCATCGAACAGATTTAACTGTTGAGTAATTTGTTCAAGACTTAACCATTCAGTAACTAAATCACGGCTAACCTGTTCAATTTTTTCGTAATTGAACGGGTTTCTGTTTACAGCAAAAAATGGAGCAAGCGTAAGATTTTCAATGGACATTTGCCGCCCCTATTAAGCACCGTAGAGCCGAACTCCCGCGAATACATCACGAATGGTAGAGCAAGTACGCTTTTCCGCATACAAAGTAACAAAGCCCGGAGCAGTTTGTTCCATCATTTGCAGCTTCATTTCTTCGTTATCCGCAATCGTCACAAAACGATTCCAAGCTGCAAGATAAACGGGGAATTTACCGCTTCCGGCTACATCCATATACGGATTAGGAATTACAGGGAAACCGGCGATATGCCCAACTGCGTAACCGTCAACTTCTCCAATATCAAGGAACAGCGGCAGTTGTTGGTCGTCGCGCAGTTCGCGCAGATTCTTAATCGTCGTAGGGTGCATCATCCAAGCGGTAGAAGGATTGTTCCAATACTGCGAGGGTAACGCAGATGCAAGATTCATAATGTCGTTATACGCAACTGAAGCCGCACTAGCTTGGGCAACTTGCAACATCGTATGCCGACCATTGGTATCAGCCGAACCACTGGTGCCGAAAGCCGCTGCACTGGTTGAACCCGTGTAGAAATTCAATCCGCGCAGACCGTCAGTGCTACCAGTTTGCGGAGTAGCAGTTCCGCTAGAAAGGTCATTGTTCAAAACCATGCTCAAACCTTCTTGTTGAGCAAATTCCAGAGCAATATCTTCAACAATGGTTTCTTGCAGATTATCAATGTCGGACATAACAGCAGTCCGAATCGGCACAACAGCGTTAATACATTTCAGCGAAATTTGCCAAAACGAAGCGCCGTAATTACCGACGTTATTCTTTACACCGTAGCCCCAAGGATTAGTAGAACCCGTTTGAATTACGGTAGCGTCACCAGTTTTGACAACAAATGCTTCATCCGAGCCAATGGTAGTGATAACACGGCCCATCATGCGAATAGGGTTAGCGTATCGCAAAGCAGCGAACGCATCGTCGTAAATAACTCGACCGCCGACACCTGAACCCGAAGCGGTAAGCGTAGATGCCTCTGCGAGATTTACAGTCGCCTCGCCTTCTTTGAGTGTTTTCTTTACTGCTTCAAGAATCAGGCTCATAAATATTCCAATCTAGTTTTATGAAAAGAGGGGAGCAAGTTACCTTGCCCCCCGCCTTTTTACAGAACGCCCGTAGCGGTGGAGCGATACCGAATGATGCTGAACGGGTCAACTACGCTGGTGCAAAGCCGTTTCTCTCCGTAGAACGTGATGAAACCGGGGAGAGTTTGGTCGTAACGGCGCATAACCATGTTCAGACGGTCAACGATGGTATGACCACGGCTCCAATCACCGAAATACATCGGATACAGCGAGTCAGTGCCCGGAGCAGCATCGGGAGCAGTCGGATTGTCGAGATATTTATTCACGACAACATCGAAGCCGAGCAGACGACCAACAATACCGTTAGTTTCCAGCGGGGCCATACGCTCAAACACCGGAGTACCGTTATCGTCAACCAGACCACGGATGCCAGCAAGCATCAGCGGGTTAATGATAAAGCGGCAACCCGGAGTCCAATACTGTTGCGGCAGGTCATGGATAAAGTCAATCAGGTCTTTGTAACTGACGTTATTTGCCGAACCCGCAGCATTGGTCGTAATCTGGTCATACGTTGCAATGCTATGCAGACCAGACGAAGAACCAGTACCAGTAGTTCCAAATGCGGCGGTAGTAATTTGACCCGGAGCATACGTCGCAGCAGCACCAGCATATTGATTCAGACCGCGCAGACCATTCGTGCCGCCATAAGCCGCACCCGCATCTTGGTCGTCGTTCTTAATCATCGACAGTGCTTCAACTTCCGAGAATTCAACCAGCATGTCCGAAACCACGTTGCTTTCCAGACCGTCAATATCGTCCAGCGCAGCGGTACGAATCGGGAATTGCACGTTCAGGTCTTGCAGCGTCAGTTGCCAGATGTTCGTGCCAACAGTCGTTCCCGCACCGTTGTTCTGAATGGTGTAACCCCAAGCAGGGCCGGTATTGCCGATTTTGGCGCGGAACTGATACGTTGCGCCTTCCGTCGAAACATTACGCGAAACACCACGCATCGGGTTAGCAAGACGCAGCGGAACAAACATCGGGTCATACGCGGTGCGACCGCCGATGCCAGCGCCAGAACCAGTCAGAGTCGAACTTTCTTTGAAGAAAGCATCGTATTGGCCTTCGTCAGCGAACATCTTGATTTCTTTTTCCATCGTGCGACTGGATTTGTAGAAATCGCGCAGTTGTTCTTTGACCGAACGGTTCACATCTTCACGAACGCTTTTAGCGATTTTGATAATTGCCGGGGTTTGAATCGCGGCAACTTTGGCTTCCAGCGCAGCGACTTGTTCCGTCACTTGGGTTTTTACTTCTTCCAGCGACTTAGCAACTTCGCCTTTGATTTCTTCCACTTTGGCGACATTAGCCGCTTCAATGGCATCCAGCTTTTCAATGACTTCTTTCATGATATTCCTTTATTTAATGCGTTTGGAAATTTCCTTAGAAAGCTCACGCACTTCAAGAGCGCGTAAAATTTCTTCGGCTTCTTTTGCCGCCGCGTCAGCATCCCGCTGATTTGGGGTATGCTCAAGTTCTACGTCAGCATCCCGCTTGACATATTCCCTGAGTAAACTAGACGCGGTGGCCGCATCTTTACGCGAAAACCCGGCATCCCGCAGGATTTTCTCGATTTTTCGCTCAGTTAATCCAGCAAATTCTAATTTGTGGATTTCAGCATTAGGATTGTTTGGATACATGACAACAGATACCTCGCGCAAACCACCTTTGGTAATTTGGAAGTATGCTTCATCATCATCTTGTGCTTCTTCGCCATTAGTATTAACCATCATGGCTTCTTCAGCGTATGCGCCGACTGAAACACCACCAAACAAATTGGGAGATTCTTTGAGAACCGTATAAAGGTCTGAACCGCCAACCGTATTCGTATAAATACGGCCAGTTGCAGTCATTCCTTGTTCGTCAAAATTGAATTCTGTCCATTCACCGACAGGCATACCCATGTCGTTATGGTTCAGAAACATCGGCAACGGTTTCCCAGATTGCGAAAACTCATTTGCCCAAGATTGAAAACCCTCTGGCTTGTAATAGAATTTCCGACCGTCCGCGCCTTCACGCGCACCCCAAGTCGTAACCCTAGCTTCAATCTTACCTGACGGACTTTGGCTTTCGTCCGCGCTTTGCTCCAGATTTACTTTTGCCTCGCAAACCAGAAGTAGATTTTTCATTAATTACCCCATTTTTAACTGATTGATTATCGTCTGTTATCTTGTGGGGCTTTCTACTTACGCCAAGTTTAACATCAGATTGACGAATCTGTGAAGTAAGTATAGACAACGCTTTTCTTAACAGATTCATTTTGTTCCAATGTTCATGCGGCGAGTTTGATTGCCGCCACCACCACCAGTATCTTGCGCCCCACTACCGGGGATTGGTTCAGCAGATTTATCTATAGAAACCAATTCGTCAGCGCCATCAATTTTGGCGATATTCAGATATTCCCGCGCCTCATTAGGAGTCATGATTCCAGACTTAACGCCAGCACTAACCAGATTCATCTGGTCAAGCGGAGCGCCCTTCAAGAATTCCTTGGTATCAAACCTGACGCACAAATTGGGGAAACCTTTTAACAAATGGTGTTTTAACTTTTGCTCGATATTAATAACCATCGGGTACATGGTCGTTTTGTAGAATTCATCAAGCATCGTTTGGGTATTGTTGTATTTACCGTCAGCAAAACCAATCATTGCCGGGGAAACACCAAAAAGGCCGCAGATACGTTTCATGGTTTGCATTTTCAGGTTTGCTACATCGGCATCCTGAATAGTCAACATATCTACCGGCATATATTTCATGCCTTGGTCTAGCAACATACCCTGACCAGCTTTACTTTGGTCAACTGCCCTAGAACCAGTCATTGCCGACCATGCTTCTTTTAATCTGGCCGCGATTTCCTTGTATTTGGCATCGGGAATTACTTGCTCAGTAACAAAAATACCCGAAGGCTTCGCACCATTCTGCATTACAAAATTGGCGTAAAGGTCAATGTCTTGGTCTAATGCAACAAGTTCTGTTGCTAAGATACCTTTATTGAAACCGCTTGAACCTTGCCAAGCAGCCTCTTTAATGTGCATGACTTGATGTGCGGCAAGCGGTTCATCTTTGCTAAATCCGTAGGACGGAGTAGATAACCGATACGAAGGGTAGCGAGTCGCAGTCAGAATAACCGAGATTAACGTCGAATCAAGGTTATACATTTCAATCGGGGTCTGAGTCGAGTCTTTCTGGTCTTTCCTCCACCAGAGAGTAAACGATTCACCAACAATGTCCTGCCACATACACCACTGATACCAGAACTCATATTTGCTCTGGAAATTGTTTGGTTCTTGCAGCAGATTCAATACCTGCTTTGCTTTATTCTTATCCCTAGTTCCAACTTCTTTGTCTTTCAGCGCGTCAACAAATGTGCCATCGTCAACCTTGTACATGATTGATACCGGCAGTTGCGCTAATGCCCTTGCTTTAACTCCAACGCAGGACATAATCGTACTGTTGCGAGTCAACAGGGATACGTCAACTTGCCTTCCAGCAACAGTATTGCTTGAAGTAGTTACATATAAAAGCTGAGAGGCGGTAGGCTGCTTATTAGCAGTCGAATAGATAACTTGGTTGCCAAGTTGCAACTGACCAAGCACCGTATTGGCTTCGTTTTGGGTTTGTTTTTTCTTACTGAAAATATCTAAAATTCCCATGAAACCCTCCGATTTTTACGGATTATATATTAAAAACTCCTGAAACCATACGAACTATTGGCAAATGGATTATCAAGAGCGCAATGAAACCCCATAATCATCGCAATGATTCCGTCAACTTTTGCGGAAGTATCAGCAGAATTCTTCCTGACTTTCTTATTTCCGTTTACATCTTCGTAAACTTCGCAGTTACCGAGTTGCCACAAAACAAACGGGTCATGGTCATGGGAAATTGATTTACTCAGAATTAACTTTTCAACATGCTTCGACGGATTGTTAAGAACAGACATTCCTTGTCCGATTTTCTTTACCGGCAAACCGTTTTCATACAATTTACTAACTAAAGCAGCCGCGTTCCATGCGTCAAAACCAATTTCTTTAGCATTGTGCTTTTCGGCTTGCTGGCGAATAAACACTTCAATTTCTGCGTAGTCCGCTACATTGCCCTCTGTTAATTTCAGAGTTCCACGTGAAACAGCTTGCAGAAAAATAGGTCTGTAATGACTAGGAATAAAACCTAAACTTTCTTCCGGCAAGAAAAACATGAATTCAGCGTGATACTTTTCTTCGTTATATCTATGTAAGGTACATACCGCGTTCAAGTCTCTAGTTGCCGCCAAGTCGAACGCAATAAACGTCGATTCTGGGTCTTGTTCCGGCTTGCCGTTTGGCGATGATTCCCAATGTTCAGTGTCAATCCACGCAGAGTTGGCCGAGACATAAACATTAAACGTCTTGCACAAAAGTTCATTAACAGATGATGGTTTTGACTGAGCCTCTTTAACTCTTTGTTCAATGGCTTCCGCGTTAATTGATATTCCATGCATCGGATTAACTTTTGCCCAATTCTTCGGGTCTTTCCAATCATCACCTTCATCCAATCCATAAAGTAAACCAAACCAACGCGGGTTATCTTCGCACTGACCAATAAGCATTGCTTTGAGATATTGAAGATTCTCAAAGAATAAAGTCTCTTTAGTAAACGACGCGGTAGTAATGTAAATCCGCAAGGGGTTTTGCCTTGCCACCATCCCCGAATGGATAACCTCAATAGAGTTCCTTTCGGTAATCTGCGCCGCTTCGTCAATAATCGAAACAGAGGGATTTTTACCGTCGCCAGTCTTTTTACTGTCTCGACTTAACGCAGTAAATTTAGATTGGCTATCGTCAGCCTTTTTTACTTCATTACGATAGACCGTAAACTTCGATGCAATCTGCGCCGGTAGTGATTCAATAATGCCTTTAGCAGTATCAAATACAATGCTTGCTTGAGTCCTATCAACTGCGGTGCAATATACCTCTGAACCAACTTCACCAAAAAGGAGTTCATAAAGTGAAATGATTGATATAAGAGTTGACTTACTAGCTTTGCGAGGGATAAACAAAATAACATCTTGAACCATCCTTACGTTTGGATTCTTTTTATCCCTGAATCCGTAAATCGCACATAACAAAAGAATTTGGAATGGTATTAACTCCATATTCTTTCCCGCAATCGGGCCTTTAACGTGCTTTACATGAGATACAAACTTTAGAACATGCTCAACATATTCAGGCCGGAATTCCCATCGCCATTCTTTATTTTCTAAATGATTCAGAAACCGCTGACACGCAAGCTGAACATCCTTGCATACGTCAATGTTTCCTAGTGAAACTTCCCTAGCGTACTGAACTCCATCTTCCCATTTCATGCGACTTTCGGCCCTTCAAGTAATTCGTCAATTTCATTAGGCGCAGCAGACTTTTTTGGTCTGCCACTTGGAACAAGACCAAGCATAGTTAATAGCTGCATAACCCTAGCTAATGAACTATCCCGAACTTTTTGATTGGGGTTTGCCATTCTAGCGCCATTGTTTGCGAACTCAATTAAATCTTCCGCAAGCAAAGCCTTTGCAGCCTTAACGTAAGTATCCATCTGGTCTGAGAGCATCGTAATTAAATGTTCGTCAAACTTAACGTCTTGTCCGTAAGCGTTAATCATGGCTTGCGCGACCTCTCCCGCAAAGATTTCTTTATCCCATGACTCCGGTTCAGTCAGCCACTTCGCAAGATTGGCCTCGCGCAGTCTCATTTGCACTACGTTTTCGTTCATCTTGTGTTTCATGGTTCACCTAACAGTTAATAACGGGTGGATTAACTTAGTAT